CGTCTCCGGTTGCGCCCTTGTCGCCAGTTGCGCCAGCGGCTCCAGCGTCTCCGGTTGCGCCCTTGTCGCCAGTTGCGCCAGCGGCTCCAGCGTCTCCGGTTGCGCCCTTGTCGCCAGTTGCGCCAGCGGCTCCAGCGTCTCCGGTTGCGCCCTTGTCGCCAACGGCTCCGGCGTCTCCAGTTGCGCCCTTGTCGCCAGTTGGTCCTTTGTCCCCGACTCCACCAGCTGCGCCGGTGTCGCCCTTTGGCCCAGTCGGACCAATGGGACCAGTGAGACCGGGCAGCGCGTCGCCTGCGATGATGGCGTCAGCAGCGGCGGACAGAGCCTCAAGCGGGGTCTTGTCCATCGCGTAGAAGGCCGCTTCGGCAGGGTTGGTGTAAAGCGGAATGTTGCTCTTAGGTGCGGTCATCGTGATCTCCTTATCAAAAGGGCCGACCGGCTTTCATCGGTCGGCCCTCTACTTGTTTCGGGTTATGGGTTAGGCGGTCAGCGCGACCTTGACGATGGCCTTTGGCTTGAGCACGCCGAACGCGGCGCGGCACTCGGCCAGGATTGCGACCAAGTTGCGGGTGAAGAAGTCCGCGTGCTGGTCAGAGACGCTTACCGAGCCCTGCTCGCGGTCCCACAGAACGCAGGTCTTCCAGTCCCCGACCCAGCCGGTGTCCTGAACGATGATCTCGGACTCCACGACCGGCAGGCCCCACAGGGTGGGAACACCAGCCGGAGCGAACGGGCCTGCGCCATAGAAGCGCTGAACCGAGTCCTTCATCAGCTGAATGGCTTCCCAATCGTAGCAATTGAGAACATAGGCGGTCGGGATCGCGCGGCCACCGATGCGGACGACGGTCTTGCCCTTGCGGAGCGAGACGAGAACGTCAGTATCGAAAGCCTGCTGCCCGAGTCCGGCAACACGAGTGAAACCGGTGAAGTTGTCGCCGATGCCATCGCCGTTGACCATCTGATCCTCAAGGACCAGAGCGAGCCCGTCCAGCAGGAAGTTGTTGACCATTGTCAGCAACTGCCCGGCGTCCGACAGGGCGCGCTTGGTAGCGGGTACCCAGTGGGCGATTGTCTTGACGGTTTCCATGACGCGGACGAAGGTCAGCGAAGACTTGGGCTTCTGCCCGGAAACATCGTCGTCGGCGTTCGTGTTCGAGGTGATAGCCTCGCCTACGACCGTTGCGCCGATGGTGAAGGCGGTCTGGCGGACATACTCAACCGTGTCGCTCGTGGTCGAGCCAACGGTGATGATGTCGCGGAACACCAACGGGCGGTAGCCAATCGGAACATAGATGCCGGTGAAGTCAGGAGCGACAAACGAGCCGGCAGAGGTCGAGCCTGCGCCCGAAGCCCAGCCAGAAGTGCCGCTGAGAAGGCCTGGCTCCTGCGTTGGCGCGGCCTTGAAGACCGGGACGCCGGGACGAACGGCCATCTTGAGCAGGCCCATGATACCGACTGGCGGAGAGCTAAAGCCCTTCTTCGACTCCGAGATAATCCCGGAGTTGCCGGCGGCAGACTTGAACCATGCCTGGTAAGTGTCGTTCCCGACCAACTGATCGCCGAGGGACTTGATAATCCGGTCGGCCAGAAGGCCCTTGTTATCGGCGCTTGGCTGATCGGTTGGGTGGATCATCGAGTTGACGTCCTGGCCCGCGCCGGTGGCGACAGACTCAAGATTGACCAGCTCCGCGAGGCGGGCCTTGTCGGTCTTGAGCTCGGTCGCCAGGGTGTTAACCTCGGTGACCTGCTCGGCAGTGAGCTTTGAGACATCGCTTCCGACGCTCTTGAAAATCGCGTCGAGGGTCTGGGCCTTGCGGGCGACAACCTCGCGCAGTTGCTGTAGGTTCATCTGAAAACTCCTTATGGGTTATGAGCGGTGATAAGCGGGACTCCTGAATATTTAGGTCGGCAGCCCGAACGCGGCGTCAACCTTTAGTCGCTGGCAAGCACGACTTGAGCGCGGAGCCAGGCCGTGAGAGCACGCTCGCGGTTCTGGGACTTTGACAGGCAGCAATCAGTGCCGCAGGACGAGGCGGCGCAACAGGTATCGTAGCAAGTGGTGTCCTGGCAGCAAGAGGTCGAGCACGCTTCGGCCCCACAGCCTCCTTCGGGTGGCGGGTCGGCCTTATTCTTTCCCTTCGGCGTGGGGTCTTCCTCGCCCTGGTCATCGGCGGAGTCCTCGAGCAGTTGGCGCAACTCGTCAACGGCGGACTCGGCGGCATCGGCTACGGCCAAGAGGCGCTGCCGGTTGGCCTCGGACAACACCCGCCCCTGCTTGGCGCGGAAGTCTCCAATGGCGGCGGCCCGAGAGGATAGGACGAGCACGCTCGCCAACACCCGCTCGGTCTCATTGAGAAAGGTATCAGGGGCAAGCAGTCCGTCGCTGCCCTTGATCCCGGTAAGAACGGCGGAGCCGTTGGCTGGGACCAGACAGAAGGCAACCTCGTAAAGGATGTCGGCGGTCTTGATCACTCGCACGCCGTCCTTGCGCATTTCATAGTCGCCCACGGTGAAGCCAACAGACAGGCCCATCGTCAACCCGGCGGCGATGCGCTCGGAGGCGATGGTGCGGAGGTCCTGCGCCGCTTGGGTGGTGTGGAAGCGGGCCCCGATCAGCAGGCCAAAATCGTCTTCTTTAGCACTGGTTGGGTAAGCAATCGGCTTGGACCAGTCGTGCGCGTCGGACAGAAAACCTTCCTTCAGGAACTTCGCCAGGGCCGGGCCAAACGCGCCGGACTGGACGATGTCCATCTGGTCGTCGACGTTGCCATAAACCGAGGCATAGCCGGTAATCGTCCCGGCGTCGTTGGGGTCTTCGGCGTTGAGCGAGCCGAGTTTGAGGTCCGTCAGCGGGACCATAAGCCGCTTGATAGCCACACCATGCGGTAGGGTGATCGGGGTTTTGGTCTGCTTAGTCATTGCCTTCGTCTCCTGTCAATACGATGGCCCCGAACGCTCGCTGGCAGTTGGGGTGCGACTCGGGATACTCATCGCAGTCGTCCAGTGATCGCTCACTGCCGTCTGCTTCATCAGGGTCGTCATGCTCGGTCCAGCCGCAACCGTCGCCGTCCATGACCAGGTTGTTTTCCACCATGCCGGAGGCGCGATAACCGGCGGTGGTCGAGAGGTTATAGGCGTTGGCAGTCTCGGACAGGGCGATGGTCCCGGCGCGTGAGTCCGACCAGCCCGTAATCGTTGAGGATAGCAGGGCCGACAGATCACTTGGAGAGGTGGTGCCGTTTACCGCGTCGGCCACAGCGGAGCGTAGCAACTCCTTGTCGGTGTCGGTGATGCCGACAACCCGGTTGCCGACCTTGCCGAGCACGCTCTTGACGAAGGGCGACTTGGTGTCCCAGGCAATGCTCGTGCCGAGATGGTCGGACAAACTCGCAAAAGCGGCTGAACCGACCTCGCCATAAACATCGGTTAGGGTGCCCTCCAGCTCCGCTTCCTCTTCACTCCAGTCAATCGCGTCAAAGGCGGCGGCCATACGGGAGGCGGCGTCGTCCTTGCTGATCAGGGCGTTCTTGTAGGCCAGGCGGATGCGAGAGGCTTTTGCCCCTTTACTCACGCGCTTGGCGAAGGCGGAGAAGTAGGCGCGGACGGCTTTCTCGGTGGCCGGAGCAATCTTGGCAATGGCAACCCGGTTGCCGGCGGCCATGCGCTTAGCCCGTGCTTTATCCGCCGCTGTGGGCTTGTGTGCAGCCTTGTGAGAGAGAACAAGCGACTTCGGAGCCTCGCCACCACCGGCGGCTGCGTCAGCGGGTGCTCCAGTGTCAACAGGCGAAGCTCCGGCGTCGGGCAGTGGCTCGGTTCCAGGCGTCGGAGTCGTAGGCGGAGCAGGCGGAGCAGGTGGCGTCGGCGGTTCATCGGCGGTTGGATACTCGCTCAATGAGTCGTTGTCGGCGGGGACTTCCTGCATGGCAAAGCCGCGCAGATACACCTCGTCTCCGGGACGAACAGGCAGGTCGGCGGCGCGGCGAACATCGGCAACGCTGGCCCATCCGCTCTTGACACCCAGGTCGAGCGTGGTCAACCGCTTGGCCTTGTCGTCGGCCAAGGCCGGAATTTCGCTGGTGTCGAAGCGGCAGAAAAAGGCCGGGTCCTTGCCCTCGAAGTCGATAAGTAACTGCTTCTTGATCTCGGCGGCGATGTCCTTCTGGAACGGCACGATGTTGTCTTCCCAGGCGCTTGATCGGGCCTCCTGGTAGTTGGCGAAGGTTGAGCGATCCAATCCCGCGCCCAGGCCGGCCACGATAGCCGGCAGGCCAAAGACGGCGCTGATGCGCTCTTCTGGCAAGTGGCGGATCGCGGCAAAGTCCATATCCGACGGCGAGAACGACAGTTTTTCGATCTTCACGGGCATCGGCAGGACCAGCGGCTCGCCGCGATGCTGGCCGGTGAAGCGGGCGATGTATCCTTGCTTGACGGCCTCCAGGTCCTCGTCGCTGGTCTCGTCCTCGTCGGCGCTCGAATCTGGCATGATCACGACGCCGGGGATACCCATGTTTTTGAGCACATCGGCGATAAACGACTGCGCTTCCTCGTCGGTGTAGATTTCGCCCAGCGCCGTCTTCAGCGGTGAGCGGCCCTTGCGGATGTTGGTCGAGTCCAGGTCATAGCGGAAGTGGATTACCTCAGACGGTGGCAGCTCGATCCGACGGCCTCCGGGCGAATAGAGGTAGTAGTCGATGAAAACCTTAGGATCGTTGTAAGGCCAGTGCGGTTCCATCATAGTATAGGGAGCCCACCAAAGCTCGATCACGCGACCGGAGCCGGAGCGCACCTTGATCAGATAGCCGTTGCCGTCAACAAGCAGGTTGGCAATCACGGCCCGGAGCATCAGGTCGCCACCATAGAACTGGTTCGGCACCTCGAACAACTCGGTCAGTGAATGGCCCTCGACCACCTCGCCCTTAGGCGAGTCCTTGGTCTTCTGGAGCACCAACAGAGGCGATTGGGCGAAGTTGTGAGAAATCCAGCGCACCACGGCGGTCACGATGGAGTTAGCCGAGCCGTCCCCCACATCGGCGCGGTAGTCGCGCCCGGACTGCGAGAAGAAAAAGCGGCCCCAGTTGCCGTAGTTGCCAAAGGTCATGCCGTTGGCGGTGCCGACACCCGGTTGAGATACGCCTTTAGAGGTCGGCTTGATCACGCGCACCTTGCCGGACTTGGGGTCGAGGCTCAGCGTGATCATGCCCTTTTCGGGGTTGACTACCGGAGTGGCGTTGTTGCTATTCGTCCCTGGCAAGCGGGACTGAACTCGTGAGAGCAGGCTCATCGGTTCTCCTATTAGACTGGGCGGAGCCGGCGGCGGTTC